AATATACAGGTAGCGCAGACATACTTGGAAGGGTTCCAAACAAAGATGGAACTTACAAATTAAGAACTCAATCAATTGGTGAGCAACAAGAAGGGCTATTGACCAAGGTTAAAGAGACAACCGAAGGCGTTGCAAAGATGCTTACCAAGAATGCAATGTTTAAAGACATTGATGCTTACAACAAAAAACTTGGCGAGGTGAATCCAGACGCTAGGTTTATTGTTGATGAAATACCAATGGACAAGCCGCCAGGGTCTTATGTCTCTCTTGGAGAAGTGGATCGTTTAGGAAAAATTACTGACGCTTCTAGATCTAAGTACGGTCCATTAGCCGGAAAATACATAAAGAAAGAGTACGCGGGTGCTTTTGATAATGCTGCTGAACTCGGAGGTCTTCAAGGAGATTCATTTGTTTCAAATCTTTGGTCTACCTTTCTTGGATTGAAAGGTATATCTCAGATGGCAAAGACGGTTTATAGCCCCACCACTCAAATAAGAAATGCATCAACTGCTGCTTTGTTTTCGGTTCAGGCCGGTAACGTTGGTAATGGCAAAGCATTACTTGATTCAATGCAAACAGTTTTCAGCGAGATAGGTGACAGATATGTTCCTGTAAGGGGAGCAACTGGATCTTCAAGAAGCAATCTTAAACAAAGATACGATGAGTATACTGAGCTTGGTGTTGTTAATACCAACGTAAGGCAAGGTGAGTTTGAAAGTTTAATTAAAGATGCTCTTGAAAATAAAATTGGAAGCAAGTTTTTAGGTGGTAAGCCAATGAAAGCTGCGGAGTATGCTCAAAATAACTTTGCAGCAAAAGTGTACCAAGGTTCTGATGACGTGTGGAAGATCTATAACTACGAGATGGAACTTGGCAAGTTAAACAAAGTAATAGAAAAGAATCCAAATGCAGTAATACCTGTAACAGATTACAGAAACCTTATTGACTTTGGTCCTAATGTTAATGCGGGTTCTCTGAACAAAGAAGCATTGCAAACCTTTCTTAAGAGAGAGGCTGCATCTATAACCAAAGATTTAATACCTAATTACGTTAGAGTTCCTGAAATAATTGAGACGCTAAGAAAGTTACCTTTCGGTAACTTTGTTGCATTCCCTGCTGAAGTTATAAGAACAAGTAGCAACACTTTAAGCAGAGCTATTAAGGAAGTCGCAAGCGAGTCTCCAGAAATGAGAGAGATTGGCATGAGGCGTCTTGTTGGAATGTCCACGGTTCACTATGCTGCTGGAAGATCTTTATCGACTATAGGGCACGCACTTACAGGATCAAGTGAAGAACAAACAGAAGCTTATAAACGTTCATTCGCTCCTGAATGGGAAAGAAACAGCCAGCTTATTCCCGTTGCTACAGATAAGAATGGAAACGTTACAGAGTTTTATAACTTCTCTTATACGAATCCATATGATTACTTAACAAGACCAGTTAGGGCTGTATTTAACGCTGTAAACAACGGTCTTACTGAAGAAAAAGAACTAGATCGTATTGCAATGGATGCAGTTGTAGAATCAAGCGCAGAGTTTTTTAGCCCATTCATTAGTGAAACAATGTTAGGCGAACGTATTTTAGATATGTCTCGAAACACAACGAAGACTGGTAGAAGCGTTTGGAACGATCAAGATGATTTTAGCACTAAGGTTATTAAAGGCTTTGCCTACATGGCAGATTCCTTAATGCCTACTTTTTTGCCATACGACTTAAGAAGAAATAGACTTAAAGATTTACCTAGCTCTGTCTTAGCTTCTGTTGGATTAAGGGACGAGGATAAGGCATTGACCGGACAAGGCGTTAGGCTTGATCCCGTTGGGGAGATTGCTGAAGCTTTAACAGGACTAAAAACAGTTCGCCCTGTAATAGAACAACAGCTTTACTACAAGTCAAGAGACGCATCTAGCGAGCTTATTGAAGCTGGTAAACTATTTAGCGCATTGTCAAGAAAGAAAGGAAAGGTTGACGCAGAAGAAATAACTAACGCGTACATTGAAACAAACGAAAAAAGGTTTCGATCTTTAAGAGCGTTTTATCAAGCTATAGAAGATGCTAGGACTTTAGGAATGTCGGACGCTCAAATAGCTAAAGTACTAAAAAGAGCAAAGGCTCCTGATTACAAAAGAGTAATGCGAGGAATATACAAGCCATCTAAAATATCTAAACAGATAAAGAAAGAAGCTTACAGGTCTGATCGAAACAAGATATCAAATCCTTTTGATCTTAGTGCTATCTCAAAAGCTAAAGCTGAATTTAGAAACAAACCTTTTAAGCCTGAAGCTTATGAAGAACAAAGAGCGCAGCAAGCGCCACCTAGTATCATGCCACCACCTACGCCAGGTGCTGTGCCTCCACCAAGTCCGCCACCCAGCCAGTCTTTGTTTGACCGTGGCATAGATGCACTGAGAGATATAGAATTAGACAAACTGTTAGGTTCCTAATCTCTTGCTACCACAACGCAAAAAGAAAACCGGAAAGTACTTTGCCCAGAAGGTTGAGTACGATGGTGTTAAGTTTGATTCAAAGCTTGAAGCTGCTCGATACAAGATCCTCAAAGCAAGAGAGGAGGATGGTGAGATTGAGAACGTTGAGGTTCAGGTTCCTTATGAATGCGTGGTAGAAGGCAAGAAGATCTGCAAGTACATCGCAGACTTTAGATACTGGTGCAAAGATCAGTATGTGGTAGAGGACACCAAGGGTGTGCTGACTCAAGTGTTCTCCCTAAAGAAAAAACTCGTTGAAGCTTTACACCCTGGCGTCATCGTTCAGATCATCAAGGACCCGAGAGAGTGGCCCCCTAGAACGGTACTTGATCCTCATCCATCACATGCACATTTACGAACTCAGCATCAAACGTGTTCCGAATGTTCTGAGCAGAGCCCATCATCAGATCAGGATCAAAGTTGGTCTTAGATAGTTCTCGCAACTCAGGACTACTAAATGACTGTTTGTCAAGTCCTTTAGATACCGCATTAAAGAACACAACTATTCCAGATCGATAGGCGATCTTGTCGTCAGTGCTGTCCTCTGGGATATGCTCAGCAGGAACCAGCGCAGGCATCCATAGGTGCTCGCTACAGCCATCTTTCTGCTCTTCAATGGTAAGACTCTTGCTGAATCTATCGCACCACCAGACGGCTCCATTTGAGTCTGTGATGGGCTTTGACTTGATGCAGTTTCTACAGTTCACAGATGAGGGCAAGCGCCGTCCAAGATAAACCTCACGATACACATGCGATTCATTCTTTAATCGCCAATCCTTTTCGCTCATACCATCAGGGACTACATCACTGGTGATCAATCGATGTGCCTTTTCTTGTGCCTGTTCCCATATCGATGGGTTGTAATCAATAAGTTCAGAATAGATCTCGCTATTATTCTTATTGACTACGACAACCAAAGTTCGATTGACACCAAAGACCCCCATGTAAGAGTGGATCTGCCACTGGTATGTCTTACTCCAACCTTGATAATCCTGAAGCTTTACAAGTTCTTTGAATCGTTTATCGTTTGCGCTCTTGATCTCGAGCAAGACTATCTCTTCCAGGTTAGGTGGTATCTTTCTGACAAAGCCATCACAAGATCCAGCAAAGTGTCCGCCAAAGGCAGATGCCCTGTATTGCTTACCATCCTTATCGACTGGCGATACACCTATCACTTTGGTCGAAGTGAGGTAGTCAACCACTTGATCTTCGATGCGCTGCCCTAGATCAAACAACCTCAGCATTCTGCCTCCGAAGTCTGGCCTCAAGCACCAGTAAAAGTTCATCCAGATCTTACGCTCATCGTCATCGCCGATGATACTGAACCCCATGTGACCTCTGTTACGATCGTTCTGTTCGACGATGGCCTCGTCGATCTGTTCAAAAATTGACTCCAATGACATTCCAGTACTTACCCTCCTTCTTTAAGTTAACCTGTTTGATCTTGTCAAATACCCCAACCTCATTGATTAGCTTCACCGCTAGGTCAATGCTGTAAGGATACTTGTTTGAACCCGTCATCTTATTCCACTTGATCCGAGCCATATCTCCGGCCTTACCCTTCATGCCGATCATGAGCGCAGTGCTTTGAGGCCAGTAAACCCCATCGCATTGAAACTCTACGCTGAGATAATCGTTTCCATTCTTCGATGTCTTTTTCTTTGCTCTGACCGCAATCACATCCTCTGACCTATAGATGGGCTCGTTCTTCTCCGGCATCTCATCAGATAGGACGTAACCTTCTGCGGCAATGTCGCTGGCGGATACGGCTGTATCGTTATCGTTTTGTGGGCCTCCATCTAACACAAGAGCCCTAACAGGCTTAGGTGCCTCGCATTCTTCGCAGTTCTTAACTTCATGGTCATTAACATGAAAGCATTCACCGCACACCCATACCAGACTTCCTTGCGGAGGAGGTGGTCTTGACGGCCTAGCCTTATCAATACAACCATGGCGCTGCATGTTCTCACCGTAGTCAAGAAGCAAACAATCTTCTTTTCCAGGCCATGGGCGCATGCCTCTACCGCAGATCTGGACGTACAGACCAAGTGATTTCGTGGGCCTAAGTATCGCAATGCAGTCTGTTCTCGGAGCATCCCACCCTTCTGTGAGTACAGCTACGTTACACAAGGCGTTGATCTCGCCTTGTTCAAACTGTTTTAGGATG